TGTTTATGGAGAGAATGCACATAAAAAAATGGCGTTAACATTTACATAATAACTTGGACGAACATGCGGATGATTATAATATATTCTGTTATTTGGGCTACTATACATAGACATAGACATAGACATAGACATAGACATATATAGACATACATAGATAAATGTACATTGTATAAAATTGATATACAATGTATAGATATAACCGTGATTATTGCCATGCCAACCTTGTATTTATTTACACTTCGGAACATTATTACCGATGATTCTCCTCGAAAAGTAGCGGTTTTATGTAAAACCACAAACCAGGTATTGTCAAATATAAGAGTAGGAGTGGTAACAAATGTATTTCACTCTAAAAAACAGTCACATGATAGTGTCATCCATAAACATACAGTCCATGTGAATGACCATACATTCGCTGATATTCGTTGTAATCTTCATCGAGATGCAATTTACACAATACATAAAATGAGATGCGAGTATTATTTTACACTGGATAATATTGTGTGGCAGCTGTCGTGTTTTGGTGCAGGGGTAGCACCTGAATCAAATGAATATAATGAAATAGTAGAATACACCAATGTTATTATTTATTATTCATAGATAGCGGAATAGGTATGTTATAGTTTTACTTATATAATGGCGACGTTTTTGTATGTGGAGGAGTGTGTGAAAGCGGTTCAATCCATTACTCCGTATTTCGCCTCTACTTTCTGTTTCAATTTGACGATTTCATCGGTGAGTATATAATTTTCGGGTAATACCATACGCAATCCTTCACGAGCGCCGGTGTCGCCACGTCTTCTTTCATAAACCAAGTGCGGTTTGTCACGCATAACGACAAGCGAAATGTATTTGGGCATCGTGGCCATCGCCGGCGCGGGTAATGTACCCTTTTCCAAATCACTTACAAACCGATTTGCGTCTTCCAGTTTTTGTAGGAGCGATACTTTTTCCGATTTGCTTATCATCCACGGTTTTTCAAGTTTGGGGTGTTTTTCAACCTTGAAGAATTCGCGGCTTTTTGTATGTTCTTTATTCAACCACTCGTGGTAGTATACCACGTATTTTCTCATCATATCTTGTGTGATTCCTACTGGAAGTGCGCGAGCGCTATTTTTTCTATCACGCTTTGTTCCGTCATCAGCAGTTCCTTTACTGTTCTTCTGTTGTTCTTTCATTGTCGCAACGCGCAAATTGTTGTATCGGTTGTTCAGAGGATTTCGGTCGCAGTGGTCTACGCTTACGGTGCTTGTGCCTTTTCCGTGTCCCCACGTGTCCATAATGACTTGGTGGATAAAGACTTTGTTATTACACGAGATATAACCGTTTGATGTTTTATACCACGTCAGTTTTTCGCCGTTGTTATGTGTTGCTTCGTAATCCAGTATTTTTTGGTAGCTGTGGGGACATAGTTCGCAGTATTCATTGGATTCGCAGTACATGATGAACGCGGTAGTTTCGCCAGTGTCGGGATTTGTGATTTCCCAGATGGGATTTTTGATTTGGTTGGCGGTGCGTCCAACCGATTTTGTGTGGCCGGATTTGAACGTCACAGTAGCGGGCGAGTATTTTTGAAAGATATGATTATATTGTTATTGGAATTGTTGGGTCATAATGTAAGTGTGGGTTTGATTGTGTGGTGGTAAATCTAATTACATAATTCAATTTTTTCGAACAAAAATGGTAGTATGTTATACTTGTATACAAATGGCAACATTCATATTATATATAAAGTTATATAACATGAAATAATTGTGAAGCACATATAGCATTTAGTTGCTGTAAGCAAGGCCACCCATACCGGACATCACACGGAGAACATTGTAGTTGACAGCATAGACACGCACCTTGGCAGTGTTGGTTCCCTCAACGGTGGCGTTGGAGAGAACAAGCTGGAGAGTAGCGTTGTCAATGCGAGAGAAGTTGCAGCTGCCGCTGGGCTGGTGGTCTTCAGGACGAAGGGCAAATGAGTAAACATTGATACCAGTGTCAGGGGCGCGGGTGTGGTGCTGCCAAGGCTGAACAAGGTCGAAGTAGGTTCCTTCACGTTCAGAGAAGCGGTCCTGGCCGTTAAGCTGGAGCTTAGCGGTGACAACTGGGTTCTCACCCCAGCAGTGCATGTCGAGAGAGGTCTCGGCGAGGACGAAGGTGCCAGCATCGGAAACACCGGAGTTGACGAGAGCGCCACCAGCGGAGCTAGCGAAGTTGGGAGAGCTGTAGTAGCCAGAGTTGGTAGCATCATTGGTGGTCCACCAGGTGGTCAAGTTTCCACCAGCAACGGGACCCTGGGCATCAGCGGCACCAGCATCAGTGAACATGCCGGAAGCATTGATGAAGGAGGTGGATGTGGCAGCGACGGCATCGTGGCTTCCGAAGGCGTGGATAGCGTTGGGAAGAGCATCGAGGGCATCAGTGTAGTTGAAGGGCTGAGCGCCGAGCAATCTGCACAAGAGGTTGGTGCCTTCGAGAGAAGAGCAGTAGTCAACGTTCTTGTCAGGCTGAACGACCCAGATAAGCTCCTTAACGGGGTGGTTAAAGTTGAGCTTGATCTTGTTGGAAGAAGAACCAACAGACTCATCACCAGTGAACTGGAGCTGTTCGATCAAGTACTCGTGGGGGTTCTGGGCCATACGTCTGCGCTCATCAGTGTCCAAGAACACGTAGTCGACGTACAAAGAAGCAGCAACGAGTGACTGGTTGTAAGCGGCAGTAACCTTCTTGGAGCCAGCACCGTCCTGGAGGGTAGACACAGCCCACAAGCATTCGTCGATGGGACGGATGTCGAGGTTGATCTTAACTTCGTGGTATTGCAAGGCAATGAGAGGGAGAGCCAAACCAGGGTTACGGCAGAACCAGAACTGGAGAGGAACATAGAGAGTGGTCTCGGGGAGAGCGTTGCGAGGAGCGCAAACCTGGCGGGGAGCGCTGGAATCGCAGGGGCCATCAATGTCATTGAAGGAGGGATCAGTGATGAAGGTCAACTGGGTGGTGTTGCCGATCATCTTGTAGTATCCACGCTGCTGCTCGGAGGTCATGGTAAGCTGGTTCCAGATGTGCATCCAGTCACCGAACTGGCGGTCAATGCGCTGACCACCGATCTCGACCTCAACCTGGGAGATGAGCTGCTCACCGGGGAAATCAAGCCAGCGAGCATAAACGCCGCCGCTAGCACCCTTCATGGCCTGGTTGATCTCGGGGAGAGTAACCTGAAGGTAAGTGCGGTAAGCAAGATCACCGTTGCGGGAGATAGTGCAGGTAACACGGCGACCGAAGTCAGCCTGGCCGTTGAAAGTCTGCTCAATAGACTCCATCGCGAAGTTAGTGTGACGCTTGTAGGAAACCTTCCAGAAAGTGATCTGGGGCTGTCCAGTCAAGTAAACGTCCTGTGCGCCGTAGGCGACAAGTTGCATAAGTCCTCCACCCATTTTGTTAGCTTGTTATACTATTCCCCAAGAAAAAAAATCCAGGATTTTACTTAATTTAATCGAAAATACGAAAATGAAGAATTGTTGATGTATAAAAATCGATTTTTCCCTAAATAATACCTTCCCCTCTTTTGCTAAATACATTACTTATATTCATGTCGGCTTTATATACCATTAAAACGCATTTTTAAACGCACTGTTGCCAAACCTGGGTTTCTAAATAATAGTGGTATATAAGTAATAAATGCATAATAATGATACGTGTTATTTATAACTTCTAAATGCTACCGGGTGGGGTGGTATGGTGTGGGGTGGTATGGTGTGGGGGTGTGGGGGTGTGGGGGTGTGGGGGTAGGGAGGTCTAGATTTGAGATGGTGTCTCTGGAAAATAACATGTAATACAAAGGTGCCAACCTAACCGTTTTTCTAGGATTGAAAATAGTTCTGGTGGCATGCATTTAAACCAATCTTCTTTTTCATAAATGTATTGAACATACTTATCTACTTTATATGGAAAAATATGTGTTTGCATTATATCGATGTTTGTAAAACCGATGGATGAAAGAATCTCTCGAATCTCATGCTGTGTGTATGTCTTTGCCATAGGACATCCATTTTGCGCTTCAGGCTGTGATATACCTTCTTCTATTAGAAAGTTCTTCCATGAATCCGTTGCATATAACATTATTTTACATACTCCTACACCTGGCTTTATGAGTTTGCTGCAATTATCTAGGATTCGTTCTGGACATGCAGAGTGATGTATAACGCCAAATGAGTAAATGAGGTCAAACTTTTCACCATCGGGTGGAAGAAGAGTCAGCAAATCATCGAGAGATTCAGCATTTATGTTTTTAAGTGTTGCGCGACCTTCTAACCCCATCACCGTTAGTCGTGTACGTGTTATATCTAGTGATGTAGTTGACAGCTCGATTCCAGTATAAATTGCGCCAGCTCGTACAAAGTTGACGGCATCCGTTCCAATACCACATCCAATCTCGAGTACCCGTTTATTTTTCCATTGAGAGAAGTTTGCAAAACCAGGTATATGCGGTTCGACAAAATACTTGCGTTCTTCGACTTCATTAAAGTAGTCGGGTGTGAACAACTCCTTGTTCGAATGTCGAATATTACATGGACGCCGATTCCAATATTCTTTGATTTCTTCAATTGATGCCATGTCTGTGTAAGTAGAAACAGAATATCTAGATATATATTACAACCCCACAATATGGGTTTATATACATATTTTACGTATACATATTTTACGTATACATGAAACTAGTGTAATACTGATATTACACAGGTATATATACCAGCGAATATTTGAAACCGCACCCCGTAGGGGTGCTATATTTTAATTCGCTATTGGTATCTCTGTTGAAGGTTATATCCGCTGTGCGGATTTAATTCTTAAACGGTGTAATTATTGTGTATTGTAATGATAGTTTACAAAATAATATATTAAACATAAATATATTTTTCATATCAAAGAGAAGGGTGTTATTCAGAGGCTATTATACATCGTGGATATTATGCCGTCATTCAAGTATAAGCCAAATAAAAAGATTGTATTAGATGAGAAGAGTATAACGACTCTCGACAATAAGCATCGCGAGATACAGGCAGAGTTTTATACAATTGAAACAGAGGTGATTCCGCGATTGAAAGAGGAACAAAAAGAGTTAAAGCAACGTCTACGTAAGTATAAGGACGGCGATGAAGAGGCCGGCGACACATCATTATCGCCAAGAGAAAAGCGGGTAGACGAAGTACTTGAAATAAAGGACCGCTTGAAAGAGATAAAGCAGCAATTAAAAACGTATGATGAAGATTATAAGAATTATTATTTGAACAATAGTCAGTATATATTTGAATACTTTGAGAATAAGAAAACAATTACAACGGGGGCAAATAAAACGAAGATATTGAACTCGTTTTTTAAGAAACCGGAGGCAACAAAGGTAGAAGAACTTCATATTCTGAATCACAATAATGTGCAAAAGTATTTGACAAATATCGACCAATCATTTATTGATATTAACAAGTATATTTACCCAACGGATGTGTGTCGATTTTGTTCGAAAGGAGAGATGATTGCGGTGGAGAGTGAAGGGATACTCGTATGCAACCATTGTTCGAAGCATGTGATGTTTTTAATTGAGAATGAGAAGCCATCATATAAAGAACCTCCAAAAGAGGCGTGTTTTTATGCGTATAAAAGAATCAACCATTTTCGTGAGATATTGGCGCAGTTTCAAGCGAAGGAAACAACCCTTATTCCTGATCAAGTGTTGGAGAGTATAAAACAGCAAATAAAGAAGGAGAGGATTGATATATCGCAGTTTACGAATAAGAAGGCGAAGGAGATTCTTAAGAAGTTGGGATATAATAAATACTACGAGCATATACCATTTATTAAAGATAAATTGGGTATTAAGCCACCGATTATGACCCCGGAATTGGAGGAGAGATTATGCAGTTTATTTATGGAGATACAAGGGCCATATGCCAAGTATTGTCCGGATGATAGGGTGAACTTTTTGAATTATTATTACACAGTGTATAAATTATGTGAATTATTGGGAAAGCGCGAGTTTTTGCCGTATTTTCCGATGTTAAAGGACCGCGAAAAGCGAATTGAACAGGATGAAATATGGCGGAAAATATGCGAAGAACTGGATTGGGAGTTTATACCCACGCAGTAAGATATAGAAATTGACCATGATGGTGATAATGATACCTGGATACTATCTGATAATATATATCTTACCTCATCCAGTGTATAACAACTCTTGTAAGTAATATGATTACAAAATAATTAGGATTTTGAAATCAGTATATGAATCTATTATTATTCACATGTACAAGGTAGTCCAATTTACCACCATTGTCCAGTGCATGCATCAACTCCTGCCATAACTCCGTGGTATGTCGCTAATCCGCCATCAATAACACCCATCAAGTCATTTCCAGACTTGAAGTCTTCATACGACTTATACCCATCAACGCCTGCCTCGATTCCATTTCCAACAGCACCATCAATGAGACCTCCGGCAACTTCAAGACCGGTTTCTATGAGTTCTTTATTAACCATTATATATTATCTATATTGCCTACAAAATATATAATACATATAGATAAAATATGGGATAGAAAGAGGAAGGAGTGGAGAAGGGATAAAATGTGCGGGGCTATCTAAAACATTGCAACTAGTTTCCTGGCAAACTCGCGATCACTTGGATAATGTAGTCCAGCAAGAATCCGCGCATTTGCAACTCTCTCCGCCGCGTCCATTATTGCCTGTGTTTTCGCAGGGAATCGTCTACATAGTATCTTCGCCAAGTAAAACCCTTGAAATGCATGTCCTGACGGATATGATGGAAGAACTGCGGTTTTAGACTCAAGAAGGTTTCCATTCTCTCGGTTAATGCGGTCAGGGGCCACCATAAATGGTCGCGCTCGATTAAATAGAAACTTCATAAAGAATATGATAAAAACTGGAATTGGGCGGTGGATTATTTTGGTCATTTCTCTCAATGACATTTCTTCAGGGCGTATAACTGTTTCGAATCCTCTTGCCGGATTAATATCCGTCATTTGAAAGTGTTCAATATCGGATGGCATTCGTTTTCCTATATAGTCGTTCATAATGATTTCGACCTCTTCTTCGTTGTTTGGGTAAACAGGGATAGTTGGATACCACCAATAGTAGCTTCGTGGAAGAGCCATGAGAATAACAACATACACTGTTAAGAAAACGACCCATACTCTAAATCGCTCCGGGTCACTTTCTTCGAGAGATTCATATGACCGCTGTATCTTTTCTCTTAATGAAGAGAGAACAACCGATTCCTTTTTTGGGTTACTAACAATTCCGACATCGTATAAAGGTCGCATAACACGTTCAGGTATAATAGATGACATAATCATACTATGTAACAATATAAAATAGTATGAATGAGTAATGTGGGGTATATATAAGTGAGTTTTTGTTCTCACTGGGTGTCTCTTCATGTTACAATTTACAGACGGAGAGGAGTAGGGAATCCGACGAGGTTAGCGCCGATACCGAAGCCAGCACCTGTGCGAGCAGAAACAGCGAGGCTTGGAACGTATGTATCCAAGATGCTGAATGTAGCGGCGGCGGTCAAGGCGATCAGGGCGACTTCATCGAATGCCAAAGAACGCTTGGGGATAGCGTAGGCGGCGATGGCAACCATGATACCTTCAACCAAATACTTGATTGTTCTCTTAACTAGTTCTCCTAAATCAAAAACTCCAGACATATTGCTTATAATTAATAAAAAGAAAAAAGATTTATTGAAACATAAACCCGATATTATAACTTAAAAGCAAAGATCGAAATATATATATAATTCCTACGTACAGTTGGACTTACTTACACTTATATACCTGCGTTTATCTATCGATTTTTAACTTCTTATAGTTCTTTATACGAATCAAAATAGAAATGTCAAGTCAATCATTATCATCTCCCCCAGCAGGGGTCACTCTTCAGAAAACACCTGATGGAAAGGTGAATAGTAAGTATGTCGATTTATTGGATGAAGATAAGCCAATTTCTGGACAAAAGTTTGTGTGTTTATCATTCGTTTCTCCAGAACATATCTTGAAGCAGAAGGACCATTTTTATTTTGAGAAGTTTGTGAAGCAGTGGGATTTGAATAAGTCAATGGAGAAGTTTGTGCAGTTTCTAAACTTTATGGCATATAAGAATCATCTTGACTTTGATAAGGTGATGGCTGACTTTCAGGAGTTTTCAAAGGAGGAGAAGGAGCAGCTTGAAAAGACGAATATTTACGACGAGTACAAGACATTTGTGGATAATAACGAAGAGAAGTTGGATGAAGAGTTTGGAAATGCTCATGAGTTTCAAACATCTGTTCGTGGGTTGAAGGTTCGCGGTGTGTTTCCTACACAGAAGGAGGCGGAACTTCGTTGTCAGATGTTGCGTGAAGTAGACCCAAATCACGACATTTTTGTCGGGCCAGTGGGTTCATGGGTTCCATTCCATCCGGAGGCATACAAGACAGGTCGTGTTGAGTATATGGAGGAGACTCTAAATCAGTTGATGGCCGAGAAGAAGAAGAACGAGGAACAGGCGAAGGTTGAGTTTGAGAAGCGTGTTAGAGAGACGAAGCTTAAGGCGATCGAGGAGAATAAGAAGCTGGCAGAGAAGAGTGGAAACAAGTTGACACAGATGGTGACGGATGATGGCAACTTGGTTGGATTGAGAAGTAAGGCGGGTGATGACGACGGAGAGGAGGAAAGTCAGACAATGACTGTTGATGAGATTAAGAAGGAGTTGTTTGAAAGCGATGATGTCGTGATGGATAAGAATAATGACCGTGGCTTGTCTCGATTAACCGAACGTCAGGGCTAATAAATATATCCTAGTAACCATACAATTGATATAAAATATATAATATCAATTGTGAGATAATGTAATTTGGTGACCATATAGGAAGGTATTAATCATTTATGTTGCAGATAATCCATTTAGAACATGGTTTATCAAATATTGTCAATGAATATACAGTACCGGTATGAAGTAATGCAGCTGAATAACTAAACATACTGGGAGATATGACAAGTATGTCCGACCCAACTAACTGAACAAATGAATCGAATATAGATTCATTTATATGGTACATTATTTCAACAAATTGATACTCATCTGAAATGCATTTACATGCGTGGACGAAATCGGCTGGGTTTCCTTGTGAATAAATATGAAATACTATTTCTTTTTCGAGTAACATATTATCTTGAACTTTATTGTGACATATACGGGTTATAACATTATCTACGATACGTGATACTACGTGTTTAACTGCATTGTAGTTAGTAGTATGTTTAACATTTTTAGTGGCAACATATTTATTAACAATATCTCTCATTCGACGTATATAATATGAAAAAGGTACATCCGATCCAACGATACGATTATCAACTATGTTTGGACGCCGTATATGAATGGCTACATGTAGTATTTTATGTTTGTATTTAGTATCAAGACTGTGAAAATAAGACCGGTCTTTATTTTGCCAGAAGATGCGTTGTATTTTTCGAAGAGATTGTGAGTTACACAGTTCATCGATGTGGCTTTCAAATATTGACTTTACCTGTTCTGGCGTAAAAATATATAGTAAATGTTTATTTTTTACAATTTGTGGGTCATCAATTGATATATAGTTTCCTTTGAGATTCATGAGAGATTCAACTTTATCAATAAATCTAGGATCTGAATCGTAATTATGTTCTACATTTGTTGGTGGAATATACACATATGTTCTTTGTTTTTCTTCTACAACAAGGATTGTTTGGATATATGTTCGGAATTGTGAACCAAATCCATCAGTGGTATTTATACAAGTTGCGTATGTTACCATACCAAAATATTCACTTATATAACCATGTGAATATTTTGCTATAATGTATATGTTAGGTTTATGGGGCCGGCGCAGGTGCTGGGTCACTAGAAGGGGCAGGTGCAGGATCGCTAGAAGGGGCAGGTGCTGGGTCGTTAGAAGGGGCAGGTGCAGGGTCACTAGAAGGAGCAGGTGCTGGGTCACTAGAAGGAGCAGGTGCTGGGTCGTTAGAAGGGGCAGGTGCAGGATCGCTAGAAGGGGCTGGTGCAGGGTCGCTAGAAGGGGCTGGTGCAGGGTCACTAGAAGGAGCAGGTGCTGGGTCACTAGAAGGGGCAGGTGCTGGGTCGTTAGAAGGGGCAGGTGCAGGATCGCTAGAAGGAGCAGGTGCTGGGTCGTTAGAAGGGGTAGGTGCTGGGTCGTTAGAAGGGGCAGGTGCTGGGTCGTTAGAAGGGGCTGGTGCAGGGTCACTAGAAGGAGCAGGTGCTGGGTCGCTAGAAGGGGCTGGTGCTGGGTCGCTAGAAGGGGCTGGTGCAGGGTCACTAGAAGGGGCAGGTGCAGGATCGCTAGAAGGAGCAGGTGCAGGATCGCTAGAAGGAGCAGGTGCAGGATCGCTAGAAGGAGCAGGTGCAGGATCGCTAGAAGGAGCAGGTGCAGGATCGCTAGAAGGGGCAGGTGCAGGATCGCTAGAAGGAGCAGGTGCAGGATCGCTAGAAGGAGCAGGTGCTGGGTCGCTAGAAGGGGCTGGTGCTGGGTCGCTAGAAGGAGCAGGTGCTGGGTCGCTAGAAGGGGCTGGTGCAGGGTCACTAGAAGGAGCAGGTGCTGGGTCGCTAGAAGGGGCAGGTGCCGGAGCTATTTCAATAACAGGTGCAGGAGGAGGAACTGGCACCCATGGTAAAGGAAGAGATACAATAGGAGGTGTCATTTGTTGACGAATTGTTTCACACAAGTATGACTTATATCCAGTGACATCGATCATGTTAGAAAGCCATCCTTCAACAGTATCTTTCTGTAGTTGTTCATAGGGAATAAAACTTTCAGGGGCAGGACTTCCTAAAGAGTTCGAACCATACACATCACATGTATATGATTTACCGGTAGCAGCATCAGTATAATCAGCGCGATATCTCCAATGAATATTCTTCACAACGTTTGTAAGACCATCGACTGATGGAGCAACATCAAGAGATGAAATCACCCAAGAGAATGAAACATCTTCAACAGTAATCGCAGACGACATAGTAAATATATACAATCAATATAAAAAATAAAAATACGTTTTTACGCTACAACACCACTAGCTCCAAAGAAAATTACCACTTCGACTTTTTCACATTTATTTTTGGTCCAGCACCCTTTTTCTTTACATTCGCAGGGTCATACGATTCTTCTTCTTCATCAGACCCAATTTCTTTCGACATCTCCCAGAACTCCTTTGATCCAAGTTTAAATGGTCCATGGGTTTGCGCCTTGTACCAGAAAATCTGGTCCTGAAGTTTATTTGACTTTGCATTATTATTTATTACCAAACATTCATAATTCTCTGTACATTGGTCCATTACTTGACAGAAGCTCTCGAATGTCGGAAACATACCGGCATAGTTGTCATAGATTCTCTTGCGATTCGCAATATAAGGCTCTCGCAAAATAAACACATAATCAATATTTGTACGAAGGTTTGGCGGAATACCGAGAGGATACTGCATCGTAATGATAAGCATGATTTTCCAGTGCCTACCATTCATAAATAATAGACGCATCATAATATCTTTCGTCCATTTACTATCATACAAACAATCGTCTAACACAACGAATGTTCGCGGGTCAATTGTCGACTTTTTATACATCTCGATCTCTTTTTTCATCTGTTTCAACACTACTTTTTGTCGTTTAAGAATGTTCTCAATAATTGCCGAATTATATGCGTCATGAATAAAAAGTTTGGGGACATGTTCTGCAAAGAACCCGTTTCCTGCTTCTGTACCAGATATAACTGTACCGATCGGAATATCCTGGTGATAATACATGAGGTCTTGTACAAGGAAACTTTTACCGGTATCACGACGACCGATTAGTACGATAACTGGACCTTTATTTTCATCAGGACGGAAACTGATTGATCTCATATCAAACTTTGATAATTCTAGGTTCATTGTTGTTAAAAATGGGTATTATAAAATGGGTATTATAAAATGAGTATTATAAAATGAGTATGATAAGTATACAATGAATATGATACCTATATAATATATTTTATTCAAACGTATTACGTATGATTGAATAAAACTATAATTTGATTTGTAACAAGGTTTTATATAACTTTAGACGTGGCGATTCTTTGACTTGCGGCAGAAAGAACGCTTGGCGCCAGCAGCGCGCTTGCAACCAGAGGTGCGGCGGCAGGTGGCAGCGCCGAGCTTACGGCAAGGAGAAGAGCGAACGCGAGCAGCGTAGACCTTCTTGGTGGAACGGAGAGCAGATGACCTTGAACGAGTGAGAACCATTGTATATGTTTTTATATATTAATTCAAGAAAATATAAATACAATAATTTTTAATACCATTGTATTTTTTACTAAATATATTGGCGCATCAACCTAACATAAGTTGTAGCCAATAGAATAGTACCCGTTCAAAACAACAATAAAATATCTATATAGGATTCATATCATATATTATATACACGTGAATCTTATTGTTTGATACACATTACCCTCTAAAATATCATTTATCAATAAAATATGATCGTCCCCTTATCACCAAATATATTTTCACCTAAAGAGTATTCATTGTTTTATCGCAAAGCCCGACTTCTTCCATCTACAACTTTAGAGAATCCAACAACAAAGCTCTCAAATATTCAAAACTATGTTCCGATTTATTCAAGATTTTTCTCAATCAATGAAACGAACTATAACACAATCCAACTAAATCAGCATTATTATATTCATTCCATTTTAGGAACAACCTCTCATGAAACGACCTCTTTTGAAGAAGATGCCCCAGAAACATATAATAATCTCATTGGCAAGGATTCAACGTATAATAATATTGAGGCATGTATAACAAGCGATGATGTAAATGGCTGCGCTGGACCAATTATCAATGTTCCGATTTTTGTGAAGTATTCACCGCTTCTTGATCCAGTGAAGTATCTCTCTGGAAAGTATAATACTAGCGACCCAACGCTGACCCAGTTACCATCGTATGCATCAACAAAGACAACATGTCATCCAAAGGTAATTGACCCAAATAACTCGGCATATATAGATGCATTTTTCTCATACCTAACGAGTCAGACGTTGCATCATCATGGGGTTGTACATGGGTTGGATTATTACGGGACGTACTTATGTCACCAGAGTGAGTTTATGGTTAACATATTTGATGATATTGAGCATTTGAGTCAGTCGACATTTTTTAACAATCATAAGAATGAACTGTTTACATTAGAGTGTCCATTCGACGAAGATACCATGTATAACAGAGAGAATGGGTATGGAGAGGATGGTACACGTGAAAACAAGAATAAGAAGAAACTTGTAATCATGGATAGTATAAACGACTATACAAATAAATGCGCCGATAAAGAACAAGGAAATGTAATTGATCATCAGATGGGTCGCGAGATTAACCTTGATGTAGATATTATCTCATGTATGGACGACTCAAATAACGTGAACACACAAAATAGTATAAGCATAAATGATGTGCGTCTCGAGTCGGATTTATGCGAACTTGACAGTTGTATAGTGCATGATAGTTCGGATTATCTTGTTGACATGTTGTCGACTGCATCCAGTCTTTCATGTTCATCTAGGTCTTCTGATACATCATGTAACACAAGTGACACCGATAATGATAATGATAATGATAATGATAATGACAGCAATGCAACCGATAATAGTAAAGAAGGTAGTAATTGCAATCATGACAGTAGTAGTCGAGATGATGCAAGTGAGAATGACAGATGTAGCGATAGTGACAGCGATAGCGATAGTGACAGCGATAGCGATAGTGACAGTTGCAGCTACGATGAAGAAGAGAAGGTGATCGCCAAGATAAAAAACTTTCCAGTACAGGCAATTTTCCTTGAAAAATGCAAAAACACACTTGATAGTCTAATGATGGATAACGAATTAACACACGATGAGTGGTGTTCCATCTTATTACAAATCATTATGACACTCACGATTTATCAAAAGATGTATTCATTCACACACAATGATTTGCATACAAATAACATCATGTATATTGAAACGGAAGAAGAGTATATATATTATTTGGTTGATGGGCAGTATTACAAGGTTCCCACATTTGGGCGTATTTTTAAGATCATTGATTTCGGAAGGTCAATTTACAAATTCAAGGGTGTTCTGATGTGCAGCGATAGTTTTCATATGAATGGCGACGCATCAACCCAATACAATTTCGAACCGTATTTTAATAGTAAGAAGCCCCGACTTGAGCCAAATTATAGTTTTGATCTGTGCCGTCTTGCATGCTCTCTGTTTGATTATTTTATCGAGGATCACCGAGAGACAGATAAGTTATGTGAAGATGATGAGATTATTCGTCTTATTGTGGATTGGATAACCGATGATAAAGGTCGGAATGTGTTATATAAATCGACAGGAGAGGAGAGATATCCGGACTTTAAGTTATATAAAATGATCGCACGGTCGGTACATAACCATATACCGAAGGATCAAATATCGAATCCACTTTTCGACGAGTTTAAAATAACGCAATCAAAGTATGCAAAGCTCTCAAAATTGGCGAATAAACGTGGTGCGTCAGAAACAGGTACCAAGGGATTGTGTTTTATTAATGTTGATGATCTTCCGTCATACATTGAATAATAAAAAAAGGTGTAAAAACATATTTTGATGAGAAAATAGATATTCTCTTTTATCTATTTTCTCTCATTCTCTCATTAGATATTGTATTCGAAGTATGGAGAGTGAGAAAATATTTATTGAGTTATGCGAGAATGGGTGTATCGCCGATGCGAAGAAAATATACTGTAATAATCAGCATGATATTATACAACCTCTCAAGGTGGCATGTGAACGAGGACACTTTGATATCGTAGTTTGGTTGTTTTCACTTATTTCGAATCTGGAAATTGTATCGAATGTGGTTATAGAGTTATTCAATATAGCATGTTATAATGGGCAATATACACTAGCGAAATGGATATATAATAATACATGTAGTCGTCTATGTAATCATGTATATAATAGTCTAATTTCATATTATGATTATGGTAAAACACTGAAATACTGTATTGCATCACAGAACATTGAATTGATAAAGTGGGTTCTCTCGATAAAGGAAAGTGTCATTATAAATAATGCAACCATAGGTAATCATTCGAATCAAGAAGTAATCGTTCGAAATATCATCAACATAAATATTATGAATTGTTTTACACACGCATGTTTATCTGGAAATATGCGAATTATGAACCTACTGTATCGAGATGCATCAAATGTTATTCTCTCTTCCTCTGTGATAGAGAATGTTATACGTAAATTATATAACACACATACGAATGTTCATCATGTTGCTAGGTGGTTGCTGAAATTAAAACCGACAATTGATATACGAGAGAATGATGATGCATTGTTCAGACTCTCGTGTAAACATGATAATATTTCTCTTGCAACATGGCTTAAGAGTATGTATCCGCGAGAATATGTGGTTACTTTTAATAAATCCGAAAGTGTGATAACTGACTATTACATATTGAATAGTTTACCTGTGAAAGATGGTAGTGTAAGAACCATGACTCATGATATAGATATCGAATACCGTGATGAACTGTGTTTAATTTGTAGAGAGAATACGCCAAGTATTATAACATCATGCTCTCATCTGTACTGTTATAATTGTATTGATCGATGGTATTCCAAACAAAAAACGTGTCCTTATTGTCGCGTATTAATCAAAGAGGTATATAAGTTGTAAATGGAATGGGGTGTAAATGGAATATGGAACATGTAAGTATACAACAATAAAAAAAGTATAAAAATACATACATA